AACTGGGGACTATATTTGTCTACATGAAGTGTGTCTGTCTTTACAAAACTTTACAAAGAACCTAGGGAAAACCCTAATGGTAAAGACAAAAAAGATAGGCACAATAGAGTTATATCAACACACGGAGCACACAATGCAAACATTCATTCAACAGTTACTAGCGGCGATGTTCTTTGCTGCCTGCGTCTTTGTCCCTTTTTATCTCTGGAGCATGTAACATGGAATATTTCTACACACGCTATGAAGCAAAAAAAGCACATCCTAACGCTATTATTAGGAAGGTATTGAATCATCATGTAAACGCCAATGCGGGACAATATACTGTGTTTTATGATTGGACAACTTATGATACGTGGAAGCGTTGTGGACATGTAAAGTGACAATTCAACTTGTAACCTCTGAAGTCTCGGAGGTTACTGGGTGCACTGTCGCATCATTTCAACACTTGCAAAGGATTCGCACATGAGTAACTCTACATACAATGGTTGGACTAACTACGCTACTTGGCGCGTCAATCTTGAAATCTTTGATGGTATGTCTCCAAGGGATATTACAGGGCGCTCGGTTCCGTGTGTATCCGAATTAAGTGACGCCCTGCAAGAGTGGGCAGAGGAAATCATCGATAACGACACGCCTGATGGGGGGGCTGGCAAGGGACTATGCCATGGCTTTCCTGAGCGATGTAAACTGGCATGAAATTGCTAATAACATGCTTGTAGACTTGGAAGAAGAAGAAACCGAAGGGGAAGAAGCATGATAAAGCTACAACACGAAACCACGAAATACACCGTAACTGAAACTAACGCAGGAAAGTATCGCAAGATATTTGATAGTGGGAAGTTTCCTAAGATCAAAAGCCCTCAAAACACACCTATTCGGAGAGATTATCCGGTTTTCTATGCTGGAATGACAACTGCGGACTATGTGCACCTTTTTAACAGACAATTTGATGCAATTCATGTTAAGTTGCAACACGAATGCGAAAACTACTATAAACCCGCTCCAATGCTTGATGCTACGTTTCCCGAAGTGGTGGAGGATGTCGATCCGGATTATGTGGAGCCCATGAGAGCCGCTAAACCAAAGAAAACCGCTACTACTGCACAGTTACGCAAAGCCTGCCAATGTGCCTTAGATTTACTGGAAAACCCTGATGCTGATGCTTTTGATGCAAATCAGGTTATAAAACAACTTCGTGAGGTTTTAGCATGAGTGACCCATACTGGCCATTCCCGACTGAGCCTGAAAAGCCAGTCAAAAATAAACCTATTCCTTTTAACCCTGATAACTTCGAGGATGCACCGCTATGAAAAACACCGAAGAATATTTGTATAAGCATGAATTCTGCACTGAAGATCTTAAGTGTGTTTTCACCCGACAGATTGACCGATATGGAGAACCTTACACGGAGCTTACTGCTGTGTATCTCAAAGGTGTGGACATTCAAGGTTTATTGTCTGACGATGTTGAAAAGCGCATCTATCAATCATTCGAGGATTACTTGAAGAGCTTGGAGGACTTCTATGCTTGAAAGAATCAATAAACTGATGGATTTCTTCGCACCTTTGGTGCTTTGTGTCTTGTCTTTGATGCTTGGATGGTGCATCCATGAGCTTCAAGACAGGTTAGAGCATTCCAATGCAAGTAACCTATGCTTCAGCAAGGGACACATTGATGCCTATCTGTCTAAGTTGGAAGACGGGGAATTTGTGTGCTTCAGGGAGGATTTAAACAAGAAAAGAATCACTAAGAGTGCATTAGTAATTGACAAGGAGTAAAAAATGGAAGTTAACATTAAAAACAAACATATTTATGGTAACGCTGTGGTTTATGATAACTCTAGGGTTTATGATAACGCTCTGGTTTATGGTAACGCTGTGGTTTATGGTAACTCTAGGGTTTATGGTAACTCTAGGGTTTATGATAACGCTGTGGTTTCTGGTAACGCTTGGGTTTCTGGCGAAGGGGAGATTAAAAAGACAGGCGATTATTTGGTGATAGGCCCTGCAAAATCATCCGGAAGGTTTACAACCGCACATATTGATAGAAAAATAGGTGTTCGGGTTAACTGTGGATGCTTTAGCGGGTCTTTGAAAGAGTTTTCAGAAGCTATTGAAAAGACACATAAAGACAATCAAGAACATCTAGAGCAATATCGTTTGTTCTGTCAGTTGATCGCGTTTAACTTCGGAGTTAAAGAATAAACGCTCAGGAACGCATTAAAACAGCCCTAGGAGCGTTTATTTTAGAAAGTTAATACCCTGACTAGGGTAGACCATTAAAAAGGCTTAAAACCATGATTTCAGAGATTGACTTACAAGACTGGGTGATTTACCCAACAACAACCTTAAACAAGGTGAAGGACGGGGAACATTTCAGTTTGAACGGAATGATTTATCAGTTAAAATCCAAGGAAGGGTTGTTTACGGTTTGCTATGATCTGAATGGACGAATGGCGAACTTCAATGTATTTTTAGACGTAAACCCACTGAAAAGAAAGGAAAACTAAATGCATTGTCGCGCATGTGACACTCTTTTGAGTGACTTTGAATCTACTCGCAGGAATGCGAATACATTTGAGTTTGTAGACCTTTGCAATTCTTGCTTTAAGGAGGTGAAACACATCATACCAGTGATCGAGCGTAAAGACCTTGTCACCAGTGTGGACATTGATGACGATCTGGACACTGAAAGCCAAGTAGAGGACTATATAGACTCTAAAGTATATAAATACATTAATGATATAGAATAAATTATATTTTATACATTAAAGAAATACATACATTAAAGTATACTATATAGTAGAGCAACATTCATGCCGTTTATTGGAAATAAACTAAGTGTAAATGAAAATTTACACGCAAACTTAAGGAAACTTATGACAGACGAAGAATTGACACAAATGCTTGAAGAATCATGGTATTTTTCAGTTATTGAAGACATTGTCAAACTATTTGAAGCATACGGAAAGGATAATGTCTTAACCGATGTTACCAATCGTTTGATTGAAATTGAAAACCAGGGGAAACAATGATTTTGTCTCTGTTTGTTTTTGTCTTAACCATCATAAAGGTGTCACTTAAGTGACAATTAAGCCATGAAAATCATCATTGAGTACAATTTACCAGAGGAAGCGTTCTTGTTCTCTTGTGCTGAGCAAGCGGTACACAATAGAATGCTCCTAGAATCGATTAAAACCACCCTAGAAGCTCACGATAAGCACTCGGTAGTACCGGAGGTAGTGGTGCAGGAAATAAAGGCTCAAATGAGGGGATTTAAATGAATGTTTCCACCAACAACATGAAGCAACAATGTGTCGCAAAACCTTAGGAGAAACGACATGAGCATAGAAGCAATGAAATTGGCATTGGAGGCGTTGGAGCGTTTGAAAGCCTATGGGAATGTGTTTCGGTTTCGCCAAGACGAGCAGAATCCCTACGATCAAGCCTGCGAAGCCATCGCCATTCTCCGCACCGCCATAGAGCAGGCTGAGAAGCAGGAGCCTGTAGCGTTTCGTTACTGTTGCCATTCTTGTTTCAAAGCCAACGGAGGGATGATGCTTGACCGCATGATTCTTTGTCCTGAATGCGGCAACAAGCGGTGTCCTAAAGCCAGCGACCACAATTTTTCATGCACCGGCAGTAACGAACCGGGGCAATTGGGAAGCATCTACACCACCCCATTGAATCCAGTGGATTCAATTAAGTCCAGCAAGACGCTGGACGCACAACCACAGCGTGAGCGAGTGATATTCCCAACCATGCTTCGCAAGATGTGGTCAGGCGGCGAGGTGCAAGCATGGCTTGACGAGAACGTCAACAAGGAGAAGAACACATGATCGCAGATGAAGGATGCGCTGAACGGGGATGCCCAATGCACGACAACCGAGAAACCCCTGGAGTGGTGATGGTGTCTAAGCGTGAATTTGTTGGGCTGACGGACGAGGAGATCGAGAAGGTCTGGAACGGCATCGGGTACAGCAAGCCGTGGAGCGAGTACCGCATTGTGGTTTCCCGCGCGATTGAAGCCAAACTCAAGGAGAAGAACAGTGCTACATGAGACAACCTCAGAGTTTGTAAGGCACATCGCCTGTGAGCATTGTGGTAGCTCTGATGCGAACGCTCTCTACACTGATGGTCATTCGTATTGCTTCGCTTGCGGAACAATAGAGTCGTTAGAGGAAGCAGTTGCTAGTTATCAATCTAAACCAAAGACACAAATGAAACTCGAAGGCGAAGTAAAACCAATCCCTGATCGGGGAATCACCAGGGAAACCTGTGAGTACTACAAGGTCACTCAGACTGGACAGAAGCATATCTATCCGTACACTGATGAATCTGGAGCTTATATAGCCTCCAAGGTGCGTACAGTGGCAAATAAGAGCTTCTCGGTAGAGGGACAATGGGGTAAGGCAACCTTGTTTGGACAATCTTTGTTTCACAAAGGAGGCAAGTATGTGACTGTTGTAGAAGGTGAGCTAGACGCACTAGCGGCCTTCCAAATGCTTGGAAGCAAGTGGCCTGTGGTATCCATCAGGAACGGCGCACAAGCTGCTCTGAAGGATTGTAAAGCTAACTTTGAATGGTTGGATGCTTTTGAGAACGTGGTAGTCTGCTTTGATGCTGATGAGCCGGGGAAGAAAGCCTCAGAAGAGGTTGCAGAGCTGTTTGGCTCCAAAGCCAAGATCGTTAAGCACATTAAACAGTGTAAGGACGCCTGTGATTACCTCATTTCTGGAGAAACTACCTCATTTGTTAACTCTTGGTGGAAGGCAGAGACTTATGTGCCTGATGGCATTATTGCTGCCAGCTCACTATGGGAAGAAGTAAGCACACCAGAGAAGGCAGCAGAGGCTCTGTATCCATTTAAGGGTCTAAATGGGTTACTTTATGGTTTACGCCCTGCTGAGCTCATTACAGTCACCGCAGGCTCTGGCTTGGGTAAGAGCCAGTTCTTGCGAGAGATTCTCTTTAACATCTTGAACACCACGAAGTGGAACATTGGTGGTATGTTCTTGGAGGAATCTGTGCGTAAGACTGCCAGGAGCATCATGAGCTTGAAGGCTAACAAACTATTGCACTTACCGGACACCAAAGTCTCTAACGAGGAACTCAAAGATGCTTTCGACCATACTCTTGGCACTAACAGGATTTTTCTGTTTGACCATTTCGGTAGCACTTCTGCTGATAATATTATCAATCGTATCAGGTACATGGCTAAGGCTTGTGATTGTCGCATCGTGTTTCTTGACCATTTATCTATCATCATCTCTGGTCAAGATGCTGGAGATGAGCGTAAAGCCATTGATGTGTTGATGACTCGCTTGCGTACACTTGTGCAGGAACTAGAGATTACGCTTATTGTTGTATCTCACCTTAAACGACCTAACGGCAACCAAGGACACGAGGATGGGCAGGCAGTCTCTCTGAGTCAACTACGAGGCTCTGGTGCTATCGCTCAGCTCTCAGACGCTGTGATTACCCTGGAGAGGAACTCCATGAGCGCTGATGCTACTGAGAGGCATACCACCAAGGTAGCGGTAGCTAAGAATCGTTATAGCGGGCTTACTGGTCCTGCCTGTGACCTGCGCTACGATGTAGATAGTGGTAGAATGTTTGAAGTAACTATGGAGGAACTATGAGTAAATCTGATGGAGGTAAAGGCAGCTCTCCTCGTCCTTTTAGTGTTTCTAACGAGGAATACGCTAAGCGTTGGGAGGCTATCTTTGGTAGGGAAGACGTAGAGAAGATCGTTAAGGATGCTGAGAAGTATCTGAAGGAACAAAAGCGAACTACTCAAAGCATTGAGCGTTTAGAGAAGAGCTTAAAGGAGAACACTAATGAGCGATAATACAGGTGGGCCAGCGTTTCCTGTTGTTGGACACTTTTATGGCGACAAGCTGGTGGGGCAACTGAATCATGGCATGACCATGCGAGACTACTTTGCGGCTAAGGCTATGCAGGAATTGATGACATACAAAGACCGGCCGGCATACCTTCGACCTGTTGATGAAGTGGCAACTGATGCCTACGAAATGGCAGACGCAATGCTGAAAGCGAGAGAACAATGATTGAGCATGTCATTGTTGGAGCCACAGGAGTGGGTTACGCTATTGTGGGGGCATTGAGGTTCTACAAAGGTGACTACGACAATGGGCTTGTGTGGACTGGCTATGCCTTGGCACAGATTGGACTTTGGAGGCTAATTAAATGACAAAAGATGACATTATCCGCATGGCTTTAGAGGCTGGATTGGGGCCGTTTGAAATGAATTGTGCGTTAGCCCATGTAGAAGACCTTGAACGCTTCTTCCACATGGCTCAAGCTGCCGAACGAGAGGCGTGTGCAAAGGTGGCAGATGAAATGACCATGCCTGATTGGGTAAATGAACAAATAGCAAAAGCCATCCGACATCGATCAGAGATCGACTCAATCGTTCAAAATGAACGATCAGCAAGAGGTAACGATGATTGACCTAGACACCTTAGTTCACCGCATGATGGATCTTGAAACCAAGTATTATGAGTTACAATCGAAGTACCAGACACTTATTCACCAATACGAAGAACTGAAAGCCTCGCATGAGAATTGCCCTGGACATAGAAACGAACTTGGCACACGATACGATCCATTTGTGCGTCACCAAAAACCTTGACACCGGAGATATTAAAGTATGGAAAAATCCAAGTGGCCTAAACGACTATCTAAGCAGGGCTACACGCCTGATAGCACACAATGGGATCGGATTCGACTTCTATCACCTGAACAGGTTATGGAATACGAAGATCGGGCTGAAGAAGACATACGACACATTAGTAGCAAGCAGGCTATTAGAGCCAACGAAAGAGAGCGGGCACAGCTTGGAAAGCTACGGAAAGCAGCTAGGTATTCAGAAGATTGATTATCCTGCTGTATGGTCTTGGTTGATGGGCAGACGTGAGGAATACCCTGGAGAATGTTATGACAAACCTGTTGAGAATCTATTGGAGAGTTACTGTATACGTGACGTGGAGGTTCTTGAAAAGACTTACAAGTTTCTTACCAAAGAGCTGGAGGCTAAACAATTCTCAGAAGAATCGATAGAGCTTGAACACCAAGTAGCTGCAATTATTGCTCAACAAGAACGTAACGGATTCAAACTGGACACCATTCATGCTACCTGTTTACTTACTGACCTCAAAACAAAAATGGCAGGAATATATGAAGAGATGCAAGAGAGGTGGCCTCCAGTCACCCTTGAGCGAGTCTCAGAAAAGACAGGAAAGCGACTCAAAGACGAAATCGTTACCTTCAATCCTGGATCAAGAAAGCAGATCGGAGAAAAGCTCCAAGAGCTAGGATGGAAGCCTAAGAAGTTCACAGAGACTGGACAACCGATTGTTGATGAAGTTGTGCTCATGGATGTGGATCTTCCCGAAGCTAAGACCATTGCTCAGTACTTGTTGCTCCAGAAGCGTATTGCTCAGGTAGAATCGTGGTTAGAAGCTATGGGTAGCGATGGAAGGGTGCATGGTAGGGTAATCACCAATGGTGCGGTAACTGGTCGTATGACACACTCTAAGCCTAATATGGCACAGATTCCTAATGCTGGGAGCTTGTATGGTCCTGAGTGCAGACAATGTTGGACGGTAGAAAATGGTAATGTATTGGTTGGTTGTGATGCTAGCGGTCTTGAGTTACGTATGCTTGCTCATTACATGAAGGATGAAAACTATGTACGAACTGTCACTGAAGGATCATCTAAGGATGGAACTGATGTTCACACAGTTAACCAGCGAGCAGCGGGGCTTGCTACTAGAGACAATGCAAAGACTTTTATCTATGCGTTCCTCTATGGCGCAGGAGATGCGAAGATTGGTTCTATCGTTGGAGGCAGTGCAAGAGATGGAGCAGTACTTAAAGACAAGTTCCTTAAGCAAACCCCAGCGCTTGCAAGGTTGCTATCAACTGTGTCCCGATACGCTGCTAAAGGATGGGTTCCTGGCTTAGATGGACGTAAGATATGGGTACGATCTGAGCATGCAGCACTTAACAGTCTCTTGCAAGGTGCAGGTGCTATCGTGATGAAGAAGGCTCTGGTGCTTTTTAATGATAAAATCAAGGCTAACAAGTGGCCTGTGAAGATGGTAGCTAATGTCCACGATGAGTTTCAGTTTGAGGTTCCTGAGAAGCTAGCAGAAGTAACAGGACAGGCTGCAAAGCAGTCCATCGTTGAAGCTGGTGTCTTTTTTAAACTACGTTGTCCCTTAGATGGAGAATATAAATATGGTAGAAACTGGCGAGAAACTCACTGAGGGAGACTTTGATGCTAGAATCGTGATTGATGTCACTGGTGACTCTTTCATGGTAAAGCACACAAGTAACCTTGAGCTAGATCAGATTTATCTAATCTTTGTAGCTGCGGTAGAATACATGGATGCTTTGGCAGACAGCTTAGACGCTGAACCACCAAAGTTCCTTAACTAGTTATGAGGAAAGCGGATGCTGCGGGATCGCCTTACAGAGAACCCAAGTGGTGCCCCAAAAGCTCTGACGCAGACGCAGCGAGTACTTTTAATGACAGCCTGGAAAGACAGGCAACTTTATTAACTTTCAAAGGAATTGAAAAATGAGTGATCTGAAACCCGTTAAAATCTCTGGTGAGCTCTTCTGGAACAAGTGGATGAGCGAATTCAATAAAGCTTTTAACTCCGACAATGACCGCTATGAGTGCACAATCTGCAACATCTCTGACGAAGACGTAGCCAAGCTCACAAGCCTTGGTATTCGTGTTAAGTTCAAAGAGTCGCAGGGTAACTTCATTGTTGTCAAGAGCAAGTTTATCTTCAAGCCTATCGATCCTGAGGGTAAGACTGTAGCTGTTGATATCCTGGGTAATGGCTCCAAGTGTGAGGCTCTTGTAAGTGCATACAAGCACAAGATGAGTGCCAAGTATGGTAACGCTCCTAGCATTGTTGGTAACTCAGAGAAGACCTTTCTGACTGTTACCGAGGTACGCACCTACGTGCCGGACGCTAAAGAAGATGACGACCTCATCTGAGCTTCCCAAAGTAGCTCTCATTGACGCAGACGTTATCGTTTACAGGGTAGCGTTTGCGTCAGAAGAGGAAACAGAGGAGATCTGTTTTGCAAGAGCTAAAGAACTCATCTTTGAAATAGTTTATACGGAACTAAACTGCGATGACTATAAAGCCTATATCACCGGCAAAGGGAATTTTCGGGAACTGGTGGCGACAACAGCACCCTACAAAGGGAACCGAAAAGACTTCCAACGACCAAAGCACTACCATGCCCTCAGAGAGTACCTCAAGCGACTCGGAGCAGAACTCGTTGAAGGACAAGAAGCCGATGACGCCATCGCCATCCAAGCGCAAGAAGGGAACTACTGGATAGTTTCTATCGACAAGGATTTCGATCAAGTCCCTGGCTGGCACTATAACTTTGTGAAGAAAGAGAAGTATTACATCACTGAAGAAGAAGGAATGCATAACTTCTACATGCAGATTCTTACAGGTGATCGTACTGACAACATTATCGGAATCAAAGGTATTGGACCAGTGAAGGCTGAGAAGATCCTGAAAGACTGTACAACTGAAAGGGAATACTATGATGCTTGTGTTAAAGCGTATGATGGTGATATTGCAAGAGTTACCGAAAACGGGGTACTACTGTGGTTAAGACGATACCCAAACCAACTGTGGCAGCCTCCTTTACCCTTGCAGGATTCAACTGGTCCGTTAGGTTCATTGAGGGACTTTCAGAGTACGGAATCTGTGACCCCACCAACCAAGAGATCAAACTCCGAGCAGGAATGAACGAGCAAATGACTCATCAAACCTTCTACCATGAGTTGGTACACGCCATTATGTTCACAATGGGTAAGACCAACCACGATGAAGAGTTTACTGATGTTTTTGGATCGTTGCTGCACCAATTTGAGAGGACTAAGAATTGAAAACAAGTAGCGCAAAGGCAAAGGGACGTAACCTCCAGAAATGGGCTGCTGCAAGGCTCCTAGAGCATGCACCAGAGCTTGAAGGGGATGATGTCAAGTCTACGTCCATGGGAGCCTCTGGAGAGGATGTAATGCTCTCTCCTGCTGCTCGTAGGATCTATCCTTGGCAAATTGAGTGCAAGAGCTACGCTCGTATCGCTGTTTATGACTTCTACAATCAGGCTTGCTCACACGGTACGCATGAGCCTGTTGTCTTCATCAAACAGAACCAGTGTAAGCCTCTTGTGATTGTGGATGCTGATTACTTTGTAAGGAACTTCAGGAATGGAATTCAGACTAATCAAGGAAAATGAGGATGGTTCAGCAGACTATACTATGATGCTCTCTACACAAGAGCAACAAGATATTATCCGCAGTGTGATTTTAAGAGCTTTATTTGAAGCAGCAAAGGATGGAACTAAATATGACCCAAGTAAGCTTGATCTGGATGACTCCTCAAGCGGAGGAGAAGATAGCGTACATGGCTCGGGTGAGCAACCCAGCGAATCAGGATCAACCTGAGACTGCTCAGAGGCTCTTAAAGTACCTGATTAAGAACAAGCATTGGAGTCCATTTGAGATGGTCAATGTCTGTATGGAGATTGAAACCACCAGGGACATTGCTCGTCAGATTCTGAGACACCGTAGCTTTAGCTTCCAGGAGTTTAGTCAACGATACGCAGAAGCCTCAGGTTTTGTTTACTCTGAAGCCCGAACACAGGACACACAGAATAGACAAAACAGCTTTGAGACTGATGATCGTCACCTAGCCTACTGGTGGGAAGGTGCTCAGCGTAGGGTCTTATACGATGCTGAGTTTATGTACAAGTCTGCGTTAGAGAAGGGAATCGCTAAAGAGGTTGCTCGTAAGCTACTCCCTGAAGGTTTAACCATCTCAAAGATGTACATGAATGGTACTCTTCGTAGTTGGTTACACTATATCGAGATTCGTTGCGATAAAGCCACACAGAAGGAACATCGTGAGGTAGCAGAACAATGTAGAGATATAATCTTCAAACTGTTTCCCAGCATTAAAGAAGTCTTGAATGAGAGTTAACTTTATTAAAACAGACGATAATATCTACGTTGAGGTAGGTGCTCAAGTCATCGCTGAGTTACGTAAGCGGTTTGACGGTAAGCGATACTTCAGGTGCGTTGTTATCTATCCTCTGTCAGCGGAGCAGTTATCAGTTATAACTAAATACATGGAGGAACTCAATGGAGCTTTATGAGTATTTTCATAACCTAAAGAAGGAAACTAAGATGAACAAAGATACCAAAGTACATTTCTGCATCACTGAGGACAACAGTGATCTTCAAGACTTTCCTGATACGCATTTTGAGATGACTAACTCCTATGCTGGCCCTCAGTGGATTGAAATCGTGGAAGACGTACTGAAGATTCTTGAAGCAGCCTATGGTTATCCTATCCGTGAGAAGGTCTACTATGCTGTTGCTAATCCAATCTTTGACCATAACATCTCCCCTGCTCCTGGTCGTGAATTGAATGCTCGTGTATTGATGGACTGCATCTATGAGCATGAAGAACTCAATAATCATGGAGAACATACGCCTTATGCGGATACTTCTAATTCCTGATTGTCAAGTGAAAGAGGGTGTTCCTCTGGAGCACCTCTCTTGGGCAGGACAAGCCATCGTAGACTATCGACCTGACGTAGTGGTGAACATAGGGGACTTTGCTGATATGCCAAGCCTCTCTAGCCACGATGTGAAGGGTTCCAAGTACTTCGAGGGCTTGCGGTATAAAACAGACATAACCACCGCAAAAGATGCGATGAAAATGCTGCTTAAACCCCTTAAGGATCTTCAGGCTAAACAGAAGAAGAACAAGGAAAAGGTTTATAAGCCTCGTCTGGTTCTCACCTTAGGGAACCATGAGAACCGTATTGACCGAGCTGTAAACAACAATCCTACCCTTGAAGGTTTGATTTCAACAAAGGACTTATGCTATGAAGCAGACTGGGAAGTACACGATTTCCTTCATCCTGTTTTCATCAACGGCGTTGGTTTCAACCACTATTGGCCTGTTGGTGCTATGGGACGCCCTGCTAGTTCTCCTAGCGCTATTATCAGCAAGCTGCATATGTCTTGTGTTGCGGGGCATCAGCAAGGCAAGCAAGTCGCCTATGGTAAAAGAGCTGACGGAAAACCTATTACAGCTATCGTCGTGGGCAGTTATTATCTACATGATGAGTCTTATATGGATCAGCTTTCTAACCGTCATTGGCGTGGTCTTCTTGTCATGAATGAGGTACAAGATGGTCACTTTGATGAAATGTTCCTGAGCATTGAATACTTGGAGAAGAAATATGGACACCTGGACACCCTTAACAACTGAGGAATATATTAAGAAGGTTATGGAGCAAGAAAAGCCCAAAAAAGGTGCAAATACCAAGCAAGTAGCTGGGAGTCACTATAGTGACAAAGAAATACAGCCTTGGGACTATATTCATGCAAATAACCTTTGCTATTTTACTGGAAACTGCGTAAAATACGTGTCCCGCTGGAGAGACAAGGGCGGTATAAATGACCTCAAGAAAGCCATCCACTATCTTGAAAAGCTGATTGAACTAGAAGAAGGAAAATAACCATGGAAGACAGGTCTTTTTATGTTTATACACACCATGATTTCAACACTGAGGAAATTGTATACATTGGTAAAGGTAAGCATGGACGGGCCTGGGATGTAACACGTTCTCGGAATGCAAATAAAGAACATCAAGACTGGATGATCGACCTATGTAAAGAAGGGCTTGTTCCTAGTGATTGGGTTAAAATTGTTTGCACAGGTCTTACAGAAAAAGAAGCTTTCGAGATCGAAACAAACATGTTACATAAACACGGTGTTACTAGGTTTAATAAACAAGGTGGTGAAAAGAACCATAAGGCTAAACTAACAAATGAACAAGCTAAGGAGATATTTTTAAGATGTAAAGATGGAGAAAATCACACAAAACTTTCAGTTGAATTTGGAGTTTGTCGAGCTGCGATTACAATGATTGCAACTCGCAGACAGTGGAAAACAGTAACAGCAGGACTATAATAATGAAACAGATGACTAGCTACCAAGAATATATCTCGAAGAGCCGTTATTCACGGTTTTTGGACGATAAAGGCCGTAGGGAGCATTGGCCTGAGACAGTTGAACGTTATTTCAACTTTATGGAAAAACATTTGAAAGATAAGCAAAACTATACGCTGAATCCTGCTCTGCGTCATGAATTGCAACAAGCCGTTGAGAACCTTGAAGTCCTCCCATCAATGCGCTCAATTATGACCGCAGGAGAGGCTCTGGAGCGTCAGAACATTGCTGGTTATAACTGCTCCTACCTACCCATTGATGACGTTAAGGCCTTTGACGAGGCTATGTACATCCTCTTGTGTGGCACTGGTGTGGGCTTTAGCGTGGAGCAGAAATATGTCAATAAACTACCGGACATTCCTGAGAAACTGTATGATAGCAACACTGTGGTTGTTGTTAAAGACTCCAAGGAAGGATGGGCGAAAGCGTTGCGTCAAGTTATCGCCTTGCTATACGCTGGCGAGATCCCGAAGTGGGATGTATCCGCAGTTCGTCCTGCCGGAACACGCCTTAAGACTTTTGGAGGACGCGCCTCTGGACCCGAACCCTTGGTGGACTTGTTCAAGTATGTCGTTAATAAGTTCAAAGGAGCTGTTGGGCGTAAGTTGCACACAATCGAGTGCCACGATATTCTCTGTAAAATCGGGGAAGTTGTTGTCGTTGGTGGAGTGCGCCGTAGTGCCATGATCTCCCTGTCTGACTTGGGTGATGATCGTATGGCTCACGCTAAGGCAGGTAACTGGTGGGACGGTAATGGTCAACGAGCCCTGGCTAACAACAGTGCCGTGTACGAGGTAAAACCTGACGTTGGTCAGTTCATGCGTGAATGGTCCAACATTTATGAATCACACTCTGGTGAACGAGGAATCTTTAACCGTTATGCTTCAGAACTTCAAGCAGAAAAGAATGGTCGCCGTAACTTGGGTAAAGAGTGGGGCACTAATCCTTGCTCAGAAATTATCCTTCGTCCTTATCAATTCTGTAACCTATCCTCTGTTATTGTGCGTAATAGCGATACTATGGATACACTTCGGAATAAGGTGCGTTTGGCAACTATTCTGGGAACTTTTCAATCGACCATGACCAGCTTCCCGTACCTGCGCAAGATCTGGCAGACCAACACCGAGGAAGAGCGTTTGCTGGGTGTGTCTATGACCGGTATCTTGGACAATCCGTTGCTTAACAGCGCCTATGATCTTGATCTACCTAAACGCCTTGAGGAGCTGAAGAATGTCGCTATTAACACTAATGCAACTCTGGCTGATGATCTTGGTATTCCTGTGTCTGCTGCTATTACTTGTGTTAAACCGGAAGGAACTGTGTCTCAGCTTACCGGAACTGCTAGTGGTATCCATCCTCAGCATAGTCAGTATTACATTCGCCGTGTTAGAAGCGACAATAAAGATCCCCTGACGGACTTCCTGAAAGCTCAGGGATTCCCTTCTGAGCCTTGCGTTATGAAGCCAGACTCTACCACTGTGTTTAGCTTTCCTCAAAAGGTGGGCGAAGGTGCGGTTCTACGAGAGGATTTGAGCGCTATTGAGCACCTGGATCTGTGGCTGGTATTCCAGCGTCACTGGTGTGAGCATAAACCTTCTGTGACCATCTCTGTGAACGAGGATGAGTGGCCTAAGGTTGGAGCATGGACTTGGGATCACTTCGATGAGGTGACTGGTGTTTCTTACCTGCCATACGATGGCGGTACGTATCGTCAGGCTCCTTATGAGGAGATCACCGCTGGTGAGTATCTGGAAGCTATGATGAAGATGCCTGAAGGTATTGACTGGGATCAGTTCATTGAGCGTACAGACAATGTGGAAGGTGCTCAAATGCTTTCCTGCACTGCTGGAGCCTGTGAAATTGCCTTCTAAGGCTGTTGTACTTATGAGGATCGTGGAGATGATAACTTGTCTCCACATCATCGCTAACACTTGGAGGCACTGGTAATGTTAGTAGACTTTGAATTTAAGGCTGGTCTAGTGTTTGGTATTGAAGCGGATAGCATCTACGTGACTCCTCACGAAGAAGAACTACCTGACTTTAATACTGAGCCTAACCAAGTTATTTACCTACACCTAGGTATATTAACAATCTGTTTTATCTGGTAACTAAAAAGCCCTCTTTCGAGGGCTTCTTTTATGATACTGCTAGAACTGCTTTGTACCTAGCTTCTCGATCTGCTAGACCAATAGTCCCGCCATTGATCTTCTTTGTCATACCAACAAAGTCGTCCCTGTCAGCATAGTCTCCTAGTTTATTAGCAGACCAAAACCATCCTGCACTCAAGGCAGCATAGTCAGGAGTCAATAGAAGCTCAGGACGGTCCACTAAATCAATTCCTAGGGCTTGACCACAGCGTTTATAGTTATCCTTACCTGTGAGCTGTTTAAGGCCTCTACCACGGTATTTCCAGCCTTCACCAGATTCAATCGTTCCGTTTCCCATACGATTCGAGTAAACGACATTGGCTATCATTTCAGGCTTACGATGCAGAGCCAGTGCAAACTTGTTTGGTTTGTTCTTACCGCCTTCTTTGATAGGTTTCTTATCTGGACCCCTCTCAGCAAAGCGATTAGGCCACACAGTAGCCATAGTGACGTCAGAATAGTTCAAGTTCTCCTCAAGCATGGTGTATCCACCAGACTCGTGAGCTGTCTGAGCCAAGAAAGCAGCGATGCGCTTATCAGTGTTAATCTCAAACCGATCACAAGTGGCCTGAATAGCCTCCAGCCACTTCTCAGGATTCTTGATCTTAGCAGCTTGCAAGAGTTCTATTCTCATTTGTCTCCTCCTGCTTGTTCCTTCTGTTTCTTATCCACATCTTCCTGGGCTTTGTTGCTGGAACCGTAGAAGAATCGAATCAAACTGTTAACAGCAGTACCGATCAGGAAACCAAGGATAATGTTAATAAAGTCACGGTTACGGTTCTCAATGGGCATGAAAGACACCATGAAGAAGTAAGCAAAAGACACCACGGTGATAAACCATGCGTACATTTGACTAAATTTACGAGTACCTTCATCTGCCATATACATATCCGTAGCTCTCTGAGTGCTCTTTTCATCTAAAGCAGCCATGAACTCAGAGTGTCTATTGGCTTCTGCTTGAATCTTTGCATAATCTTCAGGGGTGGTTTCATGCTCAGGCTTTAGCTCCACACCGAGCTTTTGTTGAACATAATCCACACCTTTGTCCATAACCGCATCAGCCACCTTAGGAAGACCGTTGGATATAAGACCACTAACAATGGATGCAATCATAGGTAACATTAGTCTTCCTTTCGACAAACTTGTTCATATTGAATTCTAAGAGCATCAATTCTCTTATCTTTGTAGGTATTCGATCCTTTAGCTATCCTCATCTCTGTGTACAGAAACCCAAGAGTAATCGATAGAATCAGAATAACCGTCCAAGATACCGCTAGTCCAACCATAGCCGAAGTGAGCCTTCGTTGTGTAGCTTTATCGACCACAATAACAGGCTGAGGAATATTGTAATTAGGAGTATTACCACGGCCCATATAACTTGATTCTCAATAAAGTTCATCAATTCCCGCTTACGGAAAGCTGTTTGTTGGTCTTTAATTCGTTGATTCTCACGAGCAGTCTCTTGCTCTTGAATCATTTGCTCACGCATCTTCTCAAACCTACTCCAGAGATCTCCCAGCTCTTGTGGAGTATTCCAGGTCATTTCCTGGCGTATCTCTGCATGCATTTGCTCTAGTCTGGTACGTATGAGAACCCTATTCAAAGCTCTTTTACCGAGAGAATCCTCACCTGAGTAGACAACCTTGGCTTTACGTTCCTCTTCCCAGAACAATTGCTCGATCTTGTCAAAGGAATCAAAGAAAGCACCGAGGTTTTCACCAATGCGGGAGATCACATCATTAGGGTCAGCATTAGCAGCCTCCCGTACCTCTGCCTTCTTTTCTTCAATCTTCTTTGCTTGCTCTTTGGATACTTTCTTGCCTGCAAACTGAGATTGAATATCTTTTAAGACCGCAGAAGCATCCCCCGCCACTGCCTTCATATCCTTATAGAGCTGGCAACCTTTCTTGACGGCTGCAACAGCTCCATTAGCCATTGCAAGGAGCGTTAGGGGATCCACACCTTATTGAACCTCAGGAGGGTTCATAGCCCCTTGCAGCAACCCTCTCCACGATTGATTAGGTGCGGGCATTTGAGTAGTTCCAGTCAACAACCCACTAATAGCTTGATTAGCTTGACGTGAACGTAGAGCCTTTTGCACAATATCAGCACCTACGCCCCCAACGCCCAAAGAAGCAGCCAAGGCAGGATTCTGAGTAGCTGTCAAAGCAACAGCACCTCGACCTAGTTCACTACGGAACGGATTAAAACCACTGATAAATGACAGCAGAGAATCTAAAGAACCTCCCTTAGCTACGCTTTTAATAGCATTTTGCTCAGCCTCGTTAAACAAACGCATCTTGTTCTTATCAGCAGCAAGGGTGATAAAACCTTTACGGATAAGCTCAGACTCAGAAGCTTTGGGGTTTTCAGCTTTAATAGAAGCTACATTAAGAATATCCTCAAGAATACTTGCTCGGCTTAGATTACGCCAATCCTTACGAGCACTCATTACATTCTTAACAGCTTCATCAAGATTACCTTGACCAGCAATGATGTCCTTACCATTAAGGTTAGCAATGTAGTCATCTATCTTAGATACCATCACTCCGCCAAGCCTACGAACATTAGAATCACTAGAATTCTTAACATCATTGGCTAAGCTACGCATTTGTTCTAGTTTAGTGAAAGGAACTCGCTTCTGACCAATAATGTCTTCAAACTTATCCAAGACAACCTTAATCTTTGCTTGACCAGGATCTTGAGGTAGATAGTTTGCTTCTTCAAGTCCTCTACGAATATCGTCAACCATATTCAGAGCGCTTTTAGGCTTAAGAGATACACCTGCGTTTTCCATAGCTGTGTAAGATCTCTGAGCGTTTTGCTTTACTTTTTCCATTGTAACAATTGGAGTCTTTTCAGCAGCCAAAGCGCCAGCAGCCCGTCCAGCAGCGCCAGCAGCCAAAGCACCTACTCCAATACCTGCCAAAGTAGCAGCAACATCGCTACCTGTCAGTTCTTTGGCGGCTTCAGCAGCAGGCTGAGCCACAGCACCTGCCGCAGCAGAGGCAGGCAGAGCACGAGCCAGATCAGCCCCTAAAACCGTCTTAGGCAACGCAGCAGCGCCTTGAGCAGCTCCCAGGAGCCCTGATACACCTCCTTGAGCTACTTTCTCAGCGGTTGTCTCAGGCGTAGGAAGACCCATTTGAGTCAGTCCTTTTTGTTGAACCTGAGACAATGCAGGCATACGGCTCTCAGAGCCTAGCGCTTGAGCACCTAGGTTATAAGCACCAGACACAAAGTCAGCAACAGCGTTAACAGGGGCAGACAACGTCTCAATAGCTGTCCTAGCCGTCAATCCTGCCTGACGCTTAAGCTGGTCAGCCATAGACGGTTCTTCAGCAGGTTTGATAGACGATGCAATTTCATCAATCTCCGCATCCGTCAAAGGCTTATCAGTCTGGACTTTCTTGCCCTCAATCATGTATGTAGGCATATCTATCCTTATTCAATGATGGTGTACTTTGTACCCTTGCTGGTCTGTTTATTACCAGCCGCAGGAGCTGTTGTAGCAGGAGGAGGAACTTGTCGATCAGCGGGAAGTTTACCGCTAGCTGCTTCTCTCCATTTAGAATAGTGATCTTTAATTTGATTCAAAGACTGAGTAATCTTTTCAGGGGATTGATTCAAATCCAAAGAAGCAACGGTAGCTTCCAAAGCATCCAATTCTTTGTTAGACACCTGACCCAAAGCACCGCCTGTTGGAGAGGCGTCACGCATTTGTTGCAAACGATCAAAACCAAGGTTAGCTTTAATGGTTTGCACGGTTGCTTTAAGGTTTGCTCCAGCAGTGCCTGGAATAAACGAAGTAACACTACCAAACCCAGTGGTCAATCCGCTCACCAAAGGAAGAGCCTCATCAACCTTAGCTACCACACGATCAGCGTTAGCAATAGCGTTTTCAGCGGCTGCAACTTGTTTGTCTTTCTTGCCTTGAGCTTCGTCTTTAAGTTTATCAATACGGGCTTGAATCAACTCACGTTGAACATCGTTATTAGATTGTTTCAACGAAGCAGTCAACTGAGCCATTTGAACCTTAAATTCACGATCTCGTTGTTTATTTGCTTCATCTGCTGCTAACTTCTCTTTTTGAAGTTCTTTCTTAGCATCGATTTCAAGTTGTTTTGCTTGTTTCTTTTCCAAACTAGCCAAAACAGCCTTAGGATCACCATAACGGCGTAGGATAGCCAATGTGTCTTCTTCAGAAGCATCAGGAGGAAGAGCAGCTAAGTCACGCTGAAGGTTGTCCTCACGAGCAGCTACATTAGCCTCTCGTGTGGCTTTAGAGGCCGCTAGTGAGGCTTGAATTTCTTGTTGCTTACGTGCAGCAAGCGCTTGACCTAGTTGAGCAGCCTCAGCAGACATACCAGCCTGTTGCAAACGATTAGCGTATTCTTCCAATCCTTTGGTCGTGGTAACATCAATACCTTGAGCCATTTGACGCAGCATAGAAGCACGTTTAATAGCAGGGTCTTGAATGTCTACACCTGCTGCTTGAGCCAAACCTTGACCCAAGTTAGAGCCAGCCTTGTAGCCCATAAAAGCAAGCTGCTGAGAGGGATTCAATTGTGCAAACTGAGATGCACGAGCCTCCAACAATTGCTGTTGTTGTTCCTCAGGGGTCAATGAACCACCAAAGAGTCCAGAAAGATCTGTAGCCATTATTACTCCTTAAAACACACCTAGTTCTTGAAGATACTGATAATAGGGGTCAGTAGACTCAAGAGCAGGGGAAGCTGACGTATTGGCAGCACCAAAGATGCTAGACCAATCAGTATTATCACCACCAAAAGAAGCAATCAATTTTGCCACAGGATCAGTCAAACCAGCAACCCCACCAGTGACTGCTTGTTGATTAAGAGCAGCACCTGTAGCAAGACGTTGGTTAGCCGCAGTAGCTGCTTGTTGCAGCGTATTAGCCACCTGCGAGCCTGCTGTAGCTTGTTTAGCCCCCAGTGCCGTAGACAAGTCAAACGGATTCTGACCCAAGGCTTCAGCGCCAGCAGCGCCTGCCAAGTAGTTGGTATACGGAGCCAAAGCAGCAGTCTGGTATGCAGGAACCTGACCAAGCAAGCCAGCACCGGTGTTAAACAATCCAGCACCGAAGCTAGTCTGTTGTTGACCTTGTTGCATTGCATTAGCAGCCAATTGAGCATCCTGCTGAGCCAAGGCATTGTAGTAAGCCTGGAGCTGCGGGTTAGAAGCACCCATATCCACGCTACCACCAGCACCAGAGGTTCCACCAACACCTAGACCCAGACGTCCTTGCTGAAACTGTTGGTTAGTCAATTGAGCCAATTGTTGTTCACGTCCGGGCTGCAACAGTCCTTGCTGTTGTTGCATCACTCGCTGAGCAGCAGCCTCAGGGCTTTCAGCAAGATAGCTTTTACCCAAAGTAAAGAGACTCTGAGCAGCTTGACCCACAGGAGCAATCTCTCCTGCTGCTTGTGTGGCTTGACCCAGGTTAACACCTGCTTGACCGATCAAACGCTCACGCAGGGCAGCAATGTCAGGAGCTACATTATAGCCAGCACCTGTCAAACGGCCCTGGTCATCGTAGGTGAACCCGCTAGTACCAAAGCGAGAGGTCACACCTACGGGACGGAATTGAGCAGCTTCAGCAGCCTTATTACCTGCTGCAAGGAGTTTATCTGCTAGAGCAGTCTGCTGATTAGATCCATAGTTAGCAGCAGCTAGAGTGCCTAGAGCTCCTACGCCTCCGCTGAGTAGACCACTAATGGCCTTTTGTTCTTCTGCTGTGAGTGCCATTAGTAAGTACCTCCATCAACGGTAGCAGTAAAAGTACCAGTAACGGTAAGGTTAACTGCTGTGGCTGTTCCTGTTAAAGTTGAATTAGCTGCATCAGCCTTTGATGCCATCGCAGAAGCAATGTTATCAAACTCTGTGTTAATCTCTGTGCCTTTGATTAACTTTGCAGGATTACCTGAAGCTAGGCCGTCCTTTGTAGCAAAGTTAGTGCTCTTTACATAGTTACTCATTATCGAGTCCTTCCTGCTTTACAGAATACGTCAATCTTTTGTATAGACAATTCAAAATCACTGATAACAGTCTCAATACCTAATTGAATAATGTTACCAGCGCCTCCTACCTGAATCTTTTGATTCTCAAACACAATACCAGCAGAATATTCACCAATATTGTATTCAGCGATTCCATATTCAGCAGGATTCAAATCCCCTAGTTGTAGGAACTGAGAGTTATAGTTAGTGCTATAGTCAAACCCGTATTTGAGAATAACATCAGCACCGTTACCACCAATCATGGTAAAACTAATCTTCTTCAGGATCTTAATCGCAGTAGGAGAACCCAGGTCAAAGTAGTTACTGTAGTAACTCATGCGATAGGTAGTGGAATTATCGCTGTTGCCAGTGTAATAACCAATATATCCAGGCAGACCCAAGAGAACCTCTTTTGCTCGGTTAGCAAACAAAGCAGTAGGGGTCAATGTCCATGTGGTTGTCCTTGCTGCTCCATTCTGAAGAGTGGTCCTCATGTCAAAACAATACGTAACCCCAGACACAGGCAATACCAACAAATAGAAGGCATTACTGTCTGAATACATGGCTTTGATGTTGGTCAAGTCTTCAAGGGAGACACCATAAACCAGATCATCACGGACATTAGCACTCAAGTCTCGCAAAGGAGCAGAACGTTCTTGAACCACTCGTTTCATTGACCTAACACCTGAATCACTCAAGAAGATAATATCATCTCCAGTGACTTTGATAGTATCACGAGCACAGCAGCCAATACCGCTAACAGTATCAGCCAAAGACATATTAGTGGGATCATTTGCGCCTTGATAAATCAGGATCTGCCTACGTCCAAAGATATACAAGTAGTTATTGTGTGCAGCCAAGCCTGTGATCTCATCAGCACCGGCAGGCCACACCTGAGCCACATTCAAAGACCCAGAAGAGCCGGTATTGAGCACATGCCCAGCCAGCAAGTCAGAGAACTGAATGGTGTTCTTATCCCCTGCGCTAGAAGCACTCCAGGTGCGTCCATAAGCGCTTATAACGCAATTATTCTGAGTGACTGTACCTAGGTATCCAGTCTTCTCTGAAACACGCTTATACGTGGTTGTAGACACCGCAGGATCGAACACCAGAGGATCATGCCCTTCCTGATACAGGTACAAGACTCCATTCAAGGGAGCCATTTGCCACTTATCGTTGGTAATCGTAGGAGCTGTACCACCGCCGCCATAGGTGAGCATTGTAAGGGTGGAGCCTACCAGCTTAAAGAGCTTACTGTTACCCGCAGCAATGATGTAAGAGGTTCCGTCTGCGGCGATTAACTCTCCAATCGCCTTAACTGATGCGGTGCTTAGATCAGTATTAGTGCTATGCTTAGGAAGCCAACCCTTACGTGCTCCGATACGTCCGAACTTGTCAATCACACAGTTACTGGCTTGAGTAGCAAAACCAGCCTCCAAAGCAACAGAGGAATCCTGAGTGTTAACACCCATGAAACCAGGAGCTGCAATGCTGGAAGTTAGTAGTTGTTCAGACATTACGGATTCACCCAAATAACTTCTTCAAGGTAGCGGTTACGCTCAATTGCTACTGCATCAGCCAAAGCCAAGCGATACAGCTGATAAGCCTCAGAGGACAACACACCTGCGTCTTCACCACGCTCTGCGATAGCCTTAGCGTAAGCCAGCATGCTCACCAAATGGTCAGGAACCCACACACGGTCAGAATCAGCAACCAAGTCCACCTGAGGAATAATCAGGTTAAACCGAATGGTGTATGCACCGTCAGGGATGGGATACAAATCAACCTGGGTGTCCCCGTTAGAGTCCACACCGTTGAAGTTATAGTAAGCAGGACAACCTTTACCGCTTTGAACCAACAAGAACTGTCGATCCATCCAAGTGGTAGGAGCATAGCGTAACTCAGTGTCATTGGTGTCATTAAGGATGTCAATCACCCTAAAACGCATCCCTGAGCCAGTCAACACATAGTTAAAGACACTATCAGTGGTTGTAGCCGTCAAAGTGTTTGATAGAGCATTCCAATCATGTGCGTCTTCTACTTCGCGCTTAGCATCGTTAACAAACACACCAAGCATCTTGGCATAGCTGTTATCCTGCACAGAAGACACCGTAGGTTCTCTCAGCCTACGTAGAACATTATTGACTAGATCAAGGTACGTAGCCATTTAGATTCCTTCTTTCTTTATCTGCTCAAACGTGCAGATTGTGGTAAACGTGCTACCAGCCTCAGAGGTAACCGTTATATAATCCCCTTCTTCCATTACCATGTAAGCCCCACCATCAATTTTTAGAAAGTCTTTAGAGCTAACAGTGTATTCAAACAAAATGTTTATATCAGCGCTTGCGCTAACATCCCGCCAAGTAACTGTTATATGTTTGGTGGAGCCGCTACCATTCAAAGCATACAAAAGATTCCACTTAGCGTAATAACCAGTAGGAACTTTGTAGACAACGGTAGGGGTTGCAGCAGTAATGTTACTACCTGCTGTGACTTCTCTCATTTCTTCTTACTCTTATTCTTAGCGGTGCGCTGACCACGCATGGGCATATTAGCTTCACTCATGGCGATCGCAATAGCTTGTTTACGATCCTTCACCACAGGACCACCTTTACCGCTATGCAGAGTACCTTCTTTATACTCACGCATGACTTTACCGATCTTCTTCTCGCCTTTTTTCATAACAGTCTCCTTTAATGAGTAAGTTTATGCTCTACAACCGCATAAATAGCACCAAAGAAGGCTACTACAATGAGGATAGGTTTCACAGCTTTAGCTAGCCACTCTAATACCGTAAATGCACCAGCGGCAGCATTGAAGGCACTAACCATGTTTTTAGTATTAGAATCGAGTCTATCAACCTTTTGTTCCACTTGAACTAGGCGATCATAGATCTCTTTGTGGCTAACTTCGTCCATTTATTCCTCTTTGGGTGTGTCTTCTTTAGGAATCTGAGCCTCAGCTTGTTCCTTGATTTTAACGATCAAAGGCCATGCACCAGACTTAGAAGGAAGTTCCCCGAGTACATTCAGAATGCCTTGGACTTCTTCAATTGACAGGTTTAGGTTAATCATAATAGCTCCTTAGTTAAAACAAAGAGCATACCATAAATTACCAAGGAAGTCCAGTGGCAGAGACAGGGTTCTTCTGGAGATTGATCTGAGCAGCCAGAGCAGTTTCAGTGGCTTCTTTATCAACACCCGATGCCCAACACCAGCCAAGAACTTCTTGCTCAGTCACTTGAGCGTAGGGAGTGCTAGGAGTACCCGTCCATGAGCAGGTAGAGTAAATAGAGGCAGAATACTCGCCATCCATAGCGGTTGCATTCCAGTGAGCGGTGGTGATAAAACCGTCAGAGGTTTGGCGATCCAGTTGAGAGATTTTCCAGGTGATAGTCATGATGTTTCCTTTTAAGCGTTAGCAATTGTGGTTACAGTTCCAGAAGATCCACGAAATTTCAATGCGCCACCTTCTACATAAAGTTGACCGCCTGTTATGTTTGTAGAGGGAGCTGTTGCATTACCCATGGCCAAAACTTTTGCGCCTGTGTCAGGAGTAACTCCCAGCCCCAGGTTGCCGGTATCAGTCAGCGCCATTCGAACTGTGCTTGTGCCGTTGTCAATAAACGCCAAGATTTTGTCGTCAACAGAGGCAGCATCAACAGCTACCTTCCATGTCTGAGTGCTGTTTCTATTAAGCAACGCCAATGCAGTCGGGTTTGAAGCGCTTTCTTGCAAGGTTAATTTAGTGCCAGATACAGGCGAACTTGTCCCAATACCCAAACCAGTGCTGGTCAGGCGCATGGCTTCGGAGTTGTTTATTTGAAACGCAATAGGATGATTTGTCAAAGAACCATAAGAAACGTAAGAGTCGTAAGCCGCAACTTCAGCATTTACGCTATTGAGCGTGTTTTGAAATACCTGTTGAACATAACCAGCGCGTGTAAGCTGCAAACGGGTATATGCGTTGAGATAAGAACTTGTACCAACACCCAAGCTACTGCCATCAAAAGTCAGCGCAGACCCACTGGTAGCAACTTTAGAGCCGTTTAAGTACAGTACACCGTTAGCAGTGCCGCCGGAGAGCGTGACGTTACCAGAAGCTGACAACGTGGTGAAAGAAGCCGTAGAAGCCGTTGTAGCACCGATAGGTGTACCATCGATAGCACCACCAGTGATAGCCACTGCACTAGCTTCCTGATTCCCCAAGCCACCCACTAGCTTGACAACAGAGCCACCATTGTCCTTAGTGTACAGCTTTTTATCTGTTACGTTAACAGCCAATTCACCTTTAGTCAAATCCCCAGAAACAGGGACTGCGCTAGAGGTAGAACTATTTTTAATGATGATTGTGGTCATATTGTTTCCTTAGTAGGTTCCACCATTGATTGTTGTTACATAGCCCGCTGCTTCAGCGGCACTAGCGGCTGCTGCTGTGGCACTTGCTGCTGCGTTAGTGGCACTCGTAGAAGCACTAGAGGCACTATTGGAGGCATTGGTAGCACTCGTAGACGCAGCAGAGGCACTGTTAGAAGCATTCGTTGCACTGGTTGATGCACTAGAAGCACTGTTAGATGCGTTAGTGGCGCTAGTGGAAGCACTAGAGGCACTCCCTGAGGCGCTAGTGGCACTAGAGGCAGCGTTAGTCTCGCTAGTGGCAGCATTGGTAGCACTCGTTGCTGCTGCATTCTTAGAGCTCAGAGCACTGCTGGCACTAGAGGCTGCATTGGTTTCGCTAGTGGCCGCAGCAGTAGCGCTGTTAGCCGCTGCTGTGGCGCTAGTGGCTGCATCAGAGGCTTTAGTGGTTGCTGTGCTGGCGCTAGAGGCTGCACTGGTTGCACTAGAGGCAGCATTAGTGGCACTGGTGTTTGCTGCATCCTTATAGGTTAACGCATTGCTTTCACTCGTAGCAGCGTTAGTAGCACTTGTTGAAGCCGCAGAAGCGCTTGTAGATGCTGAGGAGGCTGACGATGCAGCGCTTGTTGCACTGTTACTTGCATTAGTAGCGCTCGTAGAAGCATTTGTTGCACTCGTAGAAGCTGCTGAAGCACTGCTTGCTGCATTGGTTTCACTGATAGCAGCATTGGATGCACTGGTGCTAGCCTCAGTAGCCTTGGTGCTAGCCGTAGAAGCACTAGCAGACGCATTAGAAGCACTTGTGGAGGCTGCTGAAGCACTGGTGCTAGCTGAAGAGGCACTAGAGGCTGCATTTGTGGCGCTAGTGGACGCTTCAGAAGCCTTTGTAGTGGCTGTAGATGCACTCGTAGATGCACTGGAAGCACTAGAAGCTGCATTGGTTGCACTTGTGCTGGCTTCAGAGGCTTTGGTTGTAGCAGTTCCAGCACTGGTGGACGCACTGCCAGCGCTTGTGGAGGCACTAGAGGCCGCTGAAGAGGCTGTAGAAGCGCTAGTAGCAGCAGCGGAGGCACTGGCAGCAGCAGCAGTCGCAGAAGCTGTCGCCTCAGCAACCTTCTCAATAACTAAGGCTGCTTGACTTGCTGCATCATCAGTAGCGTCCCCGGAACCACCAGGACCACGGTAAATCGCCATTTAGACTCCAAACAGTTTAGTAGTTACAGGAGTAAACTTAGTGTCATACCATTGCTGTAATGGCTCAGCCACGTTGATGTTACTTCCTGGGAACAATCGGTTATAGTTCTGCTGCACCTGTTGGTAATACTCTGGACTATTGAAGTTCATTCCAGAATAAGTACCTGTAAACGGTGTAACAGGTTGCTCAGGAGGGATTACAGGAGCTGTTGAAGGCGTTGTAGAAGGTTTTAACACCGTGCTCAATGCTCCAGTGGTTCCAAATAAACCTGCACCAAAGCGTAGAAGATTCAGAATCTGAGCATTGGTTAAACCAGGAACTTCTGGACTCTTTTGAGTATCTTCCGGTGCTGCGGTGTAGTCTGCTTCCAAAGCCGTAGACACATCTTCAAGCGTATTACCAGGAGTAGCATCAGCGGCTAAGTCCTGCCCAGATACGGTAGTGTCGTCTGTGAGAACATTGACAACATCCTCAATAGTGTTTCCAGGCACTGAATCAGCAGCTAAATCTTGTCCAGAAACTAACGTATCTTCACCACCCATACCAGTCATAGTATCAATAACGTCTTGAATACCTGCTGTAGTTCCATCATCCGCAATAACATCAGTACCTACGGTAGCAGGAATAGTATCCTCACCAGTGGTTGCTACAACGGTATCAGTACCTGTAACTGCTGGAATAGTGTCTTGAGTTAACGTAGTGATAATATCTTCAACAGTATTACCAGGGAGGGAATCAGCAGCCAAGTCTTGACCGGACACTAGAGTATCTTCTGCGATAACGCTAGGAATAGTATCAGCAACCGTTACAGAAGGAACCGTATCTTGTGTCAATACACTGATAATATCGTTAACAGAATTACCCAAGACACTGTCAGCACTCAGATCCATACCAGAAACTAAGTCTTCAACTTCAGAGCCTTTAAAGACATCAGCAACCACAGAAGTAACAGGAGCTTCTGTAGGTGCAGTAACCGTAGGCTCAGGAGGACCAACAAGCGTACTGAGATTGTTAACAACAGCGTTAGTCAAAGATGTATCAAAAGACTGACCAGACAACAAACCTTTAGCTAAGGATTCTCCAACGGTTCCAACAGCCTGAGAACCAGTAACATCAGCAATCGTAGAACCTACACCGAGTTGATTCAATCCTTGTGTAGCTAACAAACCCTTAGCAACAGACTCTAGATTACCTTCATCAACCGCAGCAACAGTGCTCAAAGCAGTCCCAAGTCCAGGAGCGATTGCGTTACCAACAACCGTTGCGATTGGTCCTAACTCTTTGACAATGTCTCCAAGAGAGCCGATTGCGCTGCCAAAATCGCTGGCTAGATTTCTAAAGAAACCGCCGCCACTTCCTGGCGTATAGAAAAACTGTTGCGCTGCATTTTGAATAGGCGCCACTTGCCCAGTCTCAGGATTGCCTGCAATCAATCCGTGAATATAACCTGCGCCAACTTGGTTGTAGACAGAAAACTGATAGACATTTGGCGTCCCTGTAGGTTTTAGCGTGAGCGAGTTACGCCCATCCGGATTCTTTGGGTCAGTAGTCAATACAAGCTCTGTAATAGGATTACCGCCTTCATCCTCGCCAACTTTCATTTGAGAAAATTTTGCCGAGCCATTATTGATGGCAGACATTACGCGAGAGTACGGTTCTGACTGTTTGCTCCAATAATCCGTTGTCGTTTTATTAACAAGTTGTTGAGCAGAAAGATTTGGGTTATTGGCTACGTCTTCGGCAGTAACAGTAATTGGGTTGCGGCTTGTTGCAGCAATTTTGTTTGCATCAGCCAACAATGTCTGCCTACGAGCATTCTCTTGTTCTTGTGCTGCAAGACGCTCTTGGTTAGCTTTTTCAATCGCTGCATACTCATCAGCAGTCTTACTTACAGAAGAAATAAAAGCATCACCAGCAAAAGCAAACCCAGGATCTTTACCTAAATAGGCTTTCTGAAGTCCAATATAATCCGATGTATCAACAGCACCATCACCATTGACGTCATACTTGGCATCAAATGGTTTTTTGCCTGTTGCAATCTTTAAAGCATACAGAGCATCGTCTAATGTTGGTTTAGAAGCCATTATTCTTCTTTAGCTTTTGTTTTCTTCTTAGGCTCTTCTACAACTTCAATAACTTCTTCCCACTCAGGATTATCACGGAAACTCTTAATGTCACCTTCCTCTACAACAACAGCGTAGCGCTTAGGGTCGTCATTATGAATCATCTTAAATGTAGCCATGGTGTTTCCTTTCTGAAAAGCCCCGTAGGGCTCTTTAAAAAGGACTCCATCCTTTTGAGATGGAGCCTTAGGGGTGCAAGCTCTTAACGAGTTATAGTTATTAAGCCAGAACGATGATAGGCACGCACGAGGTGTCACGCAGCTCAGACACGCCATACAGCGTATCAGCGGTGAACAACGTACCCAGGAATTCCTGCTTGTATTGGGTCTGCGAACGAACACCCAATTGCTCCACCAACACGGCGAAGTCACGCTGGAACAACAGAGCAACTTTGTCAGGGGTAGAAGCAGCGGTGGTGTCACAGTTCGTGGACACAAACACTTTCACGCCATAGATGTCACCGAACTCACCGTTCATCAGGGTAGAACCCGTGCCTTTGAAGGCCTGCTCGGTGAAGCGAGCGATACCCAACATGCTGTTACGAGCAACCGGGGGAACAACCAGAGCACGGCCGTCCATCGGAACATCGTTGTCATCCAAACGTTGGATAGCCTTACGGATACCAGCGTCAGCGATAGCAGCAGCGTTAGAAGTACCATAGGTGTAAGCAGCACCGGTAGAACCGATCAAGCCACCGGCGTATTGTTGGTTGCCAGCAGTACCGCCGTTAGCGCCACGACCCAACTGGATCAAGCTGGTGTCAACTTGCTTAGCCAGGGCGTAACCAGCATCTTCCGTGTAGAAGCCACGCAGGCTCGACAGGGCTTGAGCTTCCACGATGTCCTCGATCAAACGCGAGTATTCGTAGTGGTTAGCAATCGACACAGAAATGTCGCTATCGCTTTCAGCAATCAAGGTAACGGTGTTAGCAGCGGTCTTGGCAGAAGCAGAACCACGAGCAGGGCTAGGAATGTGAACGGTGTCACCTTTCTTACCCTTGAAGTTCATCTTCTTAACCAAGTTAGCCATAACGAGGTTCTTCTTATACGCAGCAACAATCTCATCACTCCATACTTCAGGAATAAAGTTAGCTGCGCTGCTGGTGGTTACGGCATTTGCGCCGGAAAAGGTATTTGCCATTTTAAAAGTTTCCTTAAAAAGTTAATTTGTTATTTGACCCTACCTTCAGAGTATGCTGCCATAATCTCAGGCTGCAATTGCTCATAACGGTCAGGATCAGTCATTTTTAGCCGGATCAGGTCGGCACGGCGATAAATTTTCTTGCTGGACTCTCCAGTACCTCCAACATCCACAGAAGCGGCTTTAAGATTCTGTTTCAGGACTTTATTTCCTGCATCAGTGGTCTGTTTAGCTTTTGCTCCTCGGATCTGTTTGTATGTACTCAGAAGCTCATCAGCAGCATTAAAATCGTATTGAGCGTCTGCCATAGCAAACATATTCAAACGAATCGGAGAGGCTTTAACCCACTCCTGAAACTCACCGTCAGATACTACCTCTGCAAAGTCAGGATGCTTTTGTTGAAGCATTTGCTGAGTCTGCATCTTCTTGAATTGAATTGCAGCTTCTTTTGCAGCCAGTACGTCAGGGTGAGATTCAACTGCCTTTAGAACCGCTGTTTTCGGATCCTCAAAAAAGTCAATCTCGGTTTCTTGTTTAGCAGGTGTTGGTGTCTTATTAACGAGTTGTTGCTTGATTAGATCGTCTGCTAGCTTACGAACCTCTCCAACCTCTTGAGCCTGCCTACCAATCAGCTTTTCAGCCTCCTGGTGCATCTTAATAATCTCATCAAGACTCTTGCCTGAGTATTTTTCAGGAATCTTGGGAGCTTCTTGCTCAGGTGCTACCTCTCGTTTAACTTCAGTAGCTTGTTGTTTTTGTTCTTCAGCCTCAAACTCACTAGGCTGCTCGGATTCTAGATCAACTATTGCCATACCTACCTCTTTCCTGCCGAATTAACGGTTCTAGGATATTTTTAGAATAGCACAGACCTTTAAAGGTTCTCTGTACCGTTTTGTTTGCGCTCAATGGCTAATTTCTCAGCCCTCTTACGCTCCCAAGCGTCATAAGCAGTAGGGTAGTCACCTGTAATACCATCTAACTTAAACCTGGGTTTGGAGATGATTCGAGTAGCCTCTTGTGAACAATGAACGCATTGCATTGCTCGGATGCTGTCCTCTACTAACGCCTCCGATATGTGAGCTTGTTCACACATGAACTCAAAGATTCGTTTCATCTTGGAGCTCCTTGTAAACTTCCTCACACATTTCCTTCCGTCTAATAACCAGATTAAGAATATCTAACTGTCCTTGCCGGAAATACAAACTTTGTGTGTCCGTGACAGTGGATATGTCGTTTAAACTAGCTTTTAACTTCTGGAAATCCTCAATCAACATTGCCCACCCTTTGGTGGACATCATTGAAAATGTTTCTTCGTAGTAATGTTGTAAGGATTGCTCCATAATGGAATCCTATGTATTAATAATAACGTAGCATACACTAAAAAGTGTACATTGTCAAGCCTTTTTTGCTTTATTTACCATTTGAAGAGCTGCAATACGCTCGTTTGAGGCAATATCAGCAGCTTTTAGGTTAACTTGCTTCTCTTTGAGCATCATGTCAGCCAGTTTCAAACGCTTTTCAAAGTCTCCGCCCTTGTCCAGGTTCGTAGAAGCAGCTTGAATGACGTCAACACGATGCTTTTCAGGGATCAATTGAGCTTCAATCATGGTCTTTTGAGCCTCTGCCTGCTCTTTAGCAGCCTTAGCAGAGGTTTCCTGCACCTGAGCCTGCGTAAGAGCCTGCTGAAGCTGCTGAGCCTGCATAGCAGCCTGCTGCGCTTGAGGATTAGGTTGACTCATTTGGTCCAAAGCAGCCATTAGTTCTGCCCTGTTGGACAAGGAACTGTTAGCCAGGATACCTTTAAGGATGATCGGGAGCACCGGAGTGTCAGGACCAAGGGTTTGCAACAAACCAATGAACTGTTGTTGCTCGTACTCTCGTGCCATGATACCCAACGTACCGGTAGGAATAAACTCCATGTCCACAGACGGGTAACGCTCAGGTGCAAACTGCATGTAACGGAAGGCAGCTTTCTTGATAAACGGAATCAAGAAGTCTTCCTGGAAGTTACTTAGAGTACGTTTGTACTTCTTAATAACCCCAGCCAACACCATGCTCATACCGCTAGCGCCAGCGTCCCGAGGAACGTTAGAAGGCATGCCAGAGGCGTCTACCGTACCGGTTGCTTGCAGCAGCATACGCTCGAAGTTCTGAGCAGCTTGAGCGTTGTTACCGTCAGTTTGACCGAACTTAAAGGGAAATAGGATCTCAGACGGATTACCGTTGGTCAAAATAGCCTTACCAGGACGAACCTCAAACTTAGCCCCACGAGGCAAGCGAGTAGCATCCATGGCAATCATAGGAGCCGTGGTAAGAGCCATAGAGTCCAACTGAGCGCGATACTGGCTGTCAATAGCCTTCTGCATGTTAAAGGCCTTCTCAGCCGTACCACGACCCCAGAAGCGACCAGGAACCGTATCGTCTTGGTAAGCCACCACAGGACGATCCTTCATCATGTAAGGATTCGCTTCAGCCTTAAGAAGAACGCTACCGTTAGCGATAACCACAATGGCTTCCACCAAGTTAGCATAGTCCTCAGCTTCAGAACCTTCAGGGAACAACTCTTCGTATTCCTCATCCTCTGCTTCATCCAGATACTCACGGGGAACCAAACCATAGTAGGTCAACAAGGTAACCTTATCATCTTGGTACTGAGAATCTTCTTGAGTGGGCTCCAGCTCTGAATTGGTGTAAGACGTACCAATGTCAACTTTCTTGTAAACCCCGTTCTCCATGTTCTGCACCACCTTGTGCAAGGAGACATACTTTTCAATGGCCACACCCAACGCATCTTCGATGCTGTCAGCATTGGGGTCAATCAAGAAGTTCTTAGGGTTAATAGGCTTCAGAGGAACACTGATTCGATTGTACTCTTCCACACCAATGGCAGCAGTACCAGCCACACCAGGGATAGGCTTAGTAGCAGGACGGAAAGCAGTTACTTCCTTAACCAGGATCTCACCAATGCCTGTACCATAGATCTCAGCCATCAGTTCGATAGCATCCACAGCCTTGATGATCTTGTCTTGTTTGAAGTCTTCGTTAAGCTTTGCTTTGATTTCTTCCACATCCAGAGGATTACCATTGACATCCATGATGTCGTCTTTGATGTCAAAGAACTCACCTTGACCAAAGATAGCTTCCATGACCTCAGCGTGGCGAGTCTCAATAGCTTGCTGGGTGGCAGGAGACACAATACGGCTACGCTCAGACTCTTTAGTTTTATCCAAAGCAGACCAGCGACCACGGAAGATACGCTCGTACTCTTCCCAGTCACCCATGAAGTTAACATCACGGTAGTCACGCCAACGGTTCGTATGCTCCACCACGAAGCTTACAAGCTCTCGTTCGCTTTCCGTGGGTTCTTCGTAACCTTCGTATTCAGTTTCTTCCATTGTGTTTCCTTACCATTTAACTTTGTTGGCCCAATACGCCGCTGACATGCGCCCTTTGGCGATATTGTCTGCGTGACGAGCTTTGAAGGATTTATTACGGGCAGACCCCTCAGGAGAACCTTGTACGCCTTGTTGTCCAAAGCGAATCAACTTAACTTCGTCACCATCCTTTGCCACCACTACGTGGCTCTTGGTGGGATGGTCAGGGGTGCGTTTAGGTTTGTTATAACCTTCAACCCCAGCACGCTCAAGTCGAGGATCTTTGGCTTTAGGCATTTGTTTTCTTTCTTTTCTTGGCGGTCTTGGCAGAATCCTTGAAGTCTTGAGCCGTAGGTGCTCCTTTGCTTCCAGGTTTCCTCATTCTTTCACCAGAACCAGCTTCAATGCGCTTACGCTTAGCATTGATGTTTGCGTACAATCCTTGTTTCATAATTAGTATCCACTTATAGGGTCAAGAATCTCAAACTCATCTTCCTCGTAGTCAGCGTTATAGCTAGCCACAGCAAGTTGATCGACATAAGCCAAAGCATCCACTAAGTCATCATGCACATTAGCGGTAGGGAACATGATGAGTTGATCCCTGAATTCAGTCCAATCTTGGTCTTCGTTAAAGCTAACTCGACCGTGCTCCATACGTCCTTGTAGTGCCCATACAACCCGATCAACCTTCTTTTTGTTTCCGTGCGTAAGATCGTGAATATGAGCATAGATGTTGTTCTTTCTCATCAAATCGTTAAGGTATGGCAATACTGCATTCTTTAATGCTCCTCGCTCAATACCAATCGCTGTTGGATGAAAGTCTCTTACGGTTTTAAGGATGTTCACAGCGGTTTGTCGAATATCCCAGCGTCCGTGCTCAATGCTGTGAACCCACCAATCTCCATTGTCCAAAAGCTTAACAATCGCAATAGCAGTCTCATCTAACCGCTTCTTGGCTGCTCCAGCATTCTTAGCCACATCCTCAAACCCAGCCAAGTCCACAGCAACAAAGTAAGAACCATAGTCAGGCTCTTTTGCTTCCTTGAACCATTCTTCCTTAAAGACGTCAGCACCAGCGGTATCAAAGGAGCTAAGATATTCCTGCTTGAAAGCAAAGGAGCTTAGAGTCTTTTGAGCAGCCTCAATTTCTTTAGGATCGATGGTTTCATTGTCTTTGGTGGTAAAGTGCCAACTCTTCCACTCATCATCTTCTTTCTGACCTAGCTGGTAAACATCGTAAAACCAGTTCCTTCCCGAAGGAGTGGAAATGAACAATGCCCTACCTTTTTTGTCAGACAAAGAAGCTCGGATAATCTTTTCCCAGACATCTTGCTTAACGAATGCACACTCATCTAGGACGACATAAGTCAGAGACATTCCTCGCAAAGAGTCAGGATTATCTGCCCCACGCACAAGAATCTTACGCCCGTTAACCAACGTGATCTCAAGGTTGTTCACGTGACTGGACTTAATCACCGGCCTACCGAGCTCATGCAGCAAGTCCCAAATAATTGATCTTGCTTGCCCCAAGGTAGGAGCAATGTACATTACAGCCGAACCCTCAGGACAATTCAAAGCCTCAATCAGCAGAGTCACCGCAGACAACCTGGACTTACCACAGCGGCGTCCTGCTGCCACCACCTTGAATCGCTTTTGAGACCCAAAGACTTGTTGTTGCCATTTTAACAATGCGAAGTTAAGGGTTGTCATCTAAATCCCTGACTTCAACATCAACCACATCCTCTACAACTTCAACAGCCTCAGGAAGGCCACTAGAAGCTCCTTGGAGCCCTGAAATGTTGATGGATATACTTGGGGTACTACCACCCTGCTTAGAGGCCTCAAAAGCCGATACAGGCACAATCCTATCGACAATCAACTTCCAGGCAGCAGCTTGGTTCTTATGATCGTTGTCCAAAGCTGCATCATAGATGGCTTCAAGCACCTTAGCACTCTTAGGTGAATTGAGCATCCTGAGTTTGTACTCATTGATGATGGCTGTATCACCTTTGGGACGTCCTAAGACACCAGTATTCTTTTTCTTAAGGGCGACAATCTCTCCCTTCTTTGGTCTTCCAACCTTACGTTTCTTAACTTCTGGTTCCATCTTTACCCTTAAGGAGATGTTTAGACAAAAAATCTTAGAGTCCATTAAGCGTAAGCTTAACTAAGTCTTAAAAAATTTAAGACCCCCTTATACTTATAAGTATACTTTTATGTATATTTATAAATTATAATTATACATAAAAGATATATTACTTTAATGTATAAATAATTAATT